GAGGTCTTCTTTCACCACCAAACGACTCGATAAAGCATGAATAGCCACGCAGAAGACTCGAAAGGTACACAGAAGCCTCAAAGTGGCTCAGATCGGCCTACATCGGATTTAGAGAGAACTACAGGACTGTATCTAGGCTCTCCGACTCCAAGAATCCACTCTAAACTCGTGGATCTACCGTCACGCGGCCAAGAATTGATCGATTTTGCCGAAAGTATCAAGCTTCCGCTCTTACCTTGGCAGAAGTTCGTCGCGATGGAAGCTCATCGAGTTAAGCCAGACGGCCGCTGGCATTCGCCCCTAGTCTGCGTCGTCGTAGCCAGACAACAGGGTAAGACTACGCTCATGAAAGTGAGGGCCTTAGCTGGTCTCTTCTTATGGGAAAACGGACTTCAGATCGGAACAGCTCATCGACTTACGACATCGCTGGAAACATTCCGAGACATTGTTAACATGATCGAAGAGAACGAACATCTGGCCAGACAAGTAAAACGAATCCGCTGGGCGCATGGATCAGAAGAGATCGAACTTAAATCCGAGTTCGGCGGCGGTCGTTACATGGTTAAAGCTGGCGGCTCAGCTGCTCGCGGTATTTCCAAGCCCGAGACTGTCTTCGTCGATGAGACCCGAGAGCTTAAAGACGAATCGACGTGGGCTTCTCTGCGTTATACGATGATGGCCGCTAAGAATCCGCAACTCTGGACACTCAGTAACGCTGGAGACCAACATAGCCTAGTTCTTAATTCTCTACGCGAGCGCGGAATGAGCGCAGCTAAAGGCGACGACATCGCCTACTATGAATGGTCATCTAATTACGAGAAGATCGACGACACTCCCGCATTCTGGAAAGGTGCGGCGATGGCTAATCCAGCACTCGGCCACACAGTCCACATCGATAACATTCGGGCCGTTCTTAACGATCCGCCAGATGTCGTAAAGACGGAAGTCCTGTGTCGCTGGGTCGCCACGATCTCGGCAGCTATTCCAGCCGAAGAATGGAATCAGTGTGGAGAAGAAGGCTTAGAGCTTGATCCAGAAAAAACTACTTGGCTAGGCATCGACGTAAGTCCGAATCGTAAAGATGCGGCGTTAGTAGCTGCTCAACAGATCGACGAGGAGCGATTCTTCGTCAAGCTTTTACACACTTGGCATAACCCGATAAACCTTGACGATAAAGCGATCGCGAACGACATCGCTCCCTATGTCAAACAGTATCCCGTCGAGACAGTGGCTTATTCTAAGAGAACGGCGTCGGCTATAGCTGCTCGATTAGTTCCCGCTGGGATTCCGATCTCAGACATCGACGGCGCACTCTATGGCCAAGCTTGCGACGAATTGTTAGGAGCGATCACATCGAAGAGATTACGACACGACCCGAAACAGACAGAACTCTCCAAGCAGATCTTATCAGCTGCGAGACTTCCGTTCGGAGATGGTGGCTGGACTATCGGGCGGAGAGCTTCACAGTCGACTGTCTGCGCGACGGTTGCGACTGCACTCGTCACACATTACGCGACACGCCCGCCGATGGATCTTGACATCATGGTCGGATAGATGTAAAGGCTTCTCTAGAATTGCCGCATGGGATTACTCGATCTATTCGTTCCGACGGTTAAAGCTGCGTCCCCAGAAGCTTCTATCAGTATCGAAGCTGCGGAGTCTCTTTATCCTGTAAACACTCTTAACTCTCTCGGCGGCTATTACTTTATGGGTAATCAGACCGCTACTCGTACGGAAGCGATGGGCGTTCCAGCTTTAGCTCGCGCGCGTAACATTATCTGCACGACTCTAGGATCTTTTGAGATGCACACTCGCAACATCGCAACAGGCGAAAGAGTGCAACAGCCAAGAGTTATAAATCAGCCAGACCCGCGAATCGCTGGCTCTGCATTTTGGTCATGGTTAGCCGAGGACATTCTGTTCTATGGTTATGGTTATGCAAGAGTTCAGAATCGCTACGCGGACACGGGTCGCATTCAGGCGATGGAAAGAATCGATCCTCTTCGCGTAACTGTTACGACTAACGGCAACGGAACAGAGATCGACGGTTATGCAGTAGATGGATCTACAATCGATCCGAGCGAACTGGTCGTCTTTACTGGACTCGATGAAGGAATCTTAAATCGCGCTGGCCGCACTATTCGCGCAGCTTCGGCGTTAGAGAAAACAGCTTACGATTTCGCGATAAATCCTAATCCGCAGACAATTCTAAAAAACTCTGGCGTCGCACTTCCAAAAGATCGCGTAGCTGCTTTAGTTGCAGCATTTAAGAATCGCACTTCTAAAGCTGTCACATTCTTAAACGGTGACGTATCGATCGAGACTGTCGGTTATGATCCTAAGAATCTACAGCTTAACGAAGCCCGCGGATACCTGGCTCTGGAATTGTGTCGCGCTGCCGGTCTTCCAGCTTACTTCGCAAGTGCAGAGCCTAATAGCTTTACTTACTCGAACGCTGTATCCGAAAGACGTTCTCTTATTGATTATTCGCTGCGTCCGCTTATGACTTGCATCGAGCAGCGTTTATCTTTATCGGACTTTACTCCGCTGGGCCAAGAAGTAAAGTTCGATCTAGATGATTTCTTGCGCGGTAATCCAATGGAGCGCGCGCAAGTGTACGAAATCCTAAATCGAATCGGTGCTATGTCGATCGATGAAATCCGCGAAGAAGAGGATCTACTTCTATGAAAATCACGACACCAATGAACATAACAGCCGCAGATTCTAACTCGCGCACTATTAGCGGGCGCATCGTCGCATTCGAGGAAGCAGCTAACGCATCGACTGGGAAAGTCGTATTCGCGAAAGGATCAATCGCTCCAGCTTCCGTAAAGTTAAACTTGGAACATGATCGCACTCGTCCAATCGGAAAGACTATGGACATGACACTAAACGAAGATTCGATCGATGCAGTCTTTAAGATTACAAACACGACAGCGGGAACGGACGCGCTTACCGAAGCGATGGACGGACTTCGCGATGGATTCTCCATCGAACTAGCTGTAGACGATTACATCATGCAGAAAGACGGCACTATGCGCGTTCTTGCTGGAGAATTAACTGGCGTCGCACTCGTAACAGAGCCAGCGGTACGTTCTGCTCGCGTAAGTGAAGTAGCGGCAACAGAAGGCGAAGAAGTCGCCGAAGAGATCTCCGATTCCACAGTGGAAGAGGAAGTAACACCAACAACAGAAGGAGACGAAGTGGACAACACCGTCACAAACGCGGAAACCGTCGAGACGGTCGAAGCTGCTCAGTCAACAACAGCCGCAGCGAAGCCAATCGTAGGCGGATCATTCACCAAGCCACGCTTAGAGTTCACAGCTGCTAAGTATGTCGAGAACACAATTCGCGCAGCGATGGGCGACGATCAAGCTCGCCAGTACGTTCTCGCGGCAGATAACACAACAGATAACGCGGGCCTAGTACCTACTCGCCAGATGGCCGAAGTAGTTAACGGACTATCTACAACTATCCGTCCATCGATCGACGCGATCTCTCGCGGAACTCTTCCAGATGCGGGCATGACTTTCGAGATCCCTAAGATCACGCAAGCTCCTACAGTGGCAGTTCTAGCCGAAGACGCTTCACCAATGAGCGACACAGATCAGAACGCAGCTTTCATCACTGTAGACGTTAAGAAGTTCGCTGGACAGCAGACATTCTCAGTCGAGCTTCTAGATCGTACTTCTCCAGCGTTCTTCGATGAACTAATCCGTAACATGGCAGCAGCTAAGGCTAAGGCCGAGAATGCTTACGTTAACGGTCTTCTAATCTCAGGAGCTACAGCGGACGGCACTACTACCACTACTTATCCAACAGCTGCCGAGCTACTTGGAATTATCTCTCGCGGAGCTGCTTCTGTTTACTCAGCTACAGCTGGACTTCCACGTCCGTTCGCGAAGTCACTTATCGCATCGACTGGCCAATGGGCTAACTTGATGACTCTTAACGATTCAGGACGTCCAATCTATAACGCTTCACAACCAATGAACGCGGGCGGCGTAGTTCGTCCAGATTCACTAGTCGGAAACGTCGCGGGCTTGGATCTATTCGTAGACCCAACTAACGCGGGCGATGGCGACGGAACTCTTCTAGTCGTTAACCCAGATGCTTACACATGGTACGAAGGACCTACTTTCCGCCTACGCGCGGACGTAATCGCTTCTGGCCAGATTACTGTCGGCTACTACGGTTATGGCGCACTAGCGACCAAGATCGCAGCTGGCGCATTTAAGAATAACAAGCAGTAATCCGAATAAATCGATCATCGCCTAGTTCGCTCCCGAGCTAGGCGAGCAGTAGAAGGGAAGGGCTAATGCCTAACATCATTACAGCTTCGCAGCTAAGATCCGTCTTAGGCGTTAGCTCTTCTCTCTACGACGACGCTTACTTAAACGACATCATCGATACAGCGGAGCAAGTTATTCTGCCGCTGCTTATCCAGAACTCGACAGCTGTAATCGAGTACGAGCTGGACACTAACGTCGCGACATTCTTTACTCGTCGAACTCACCCTTTCGTCGTAGGACAGTCGATCGTCATTACAGGACTTCCAGCTCCATTTACAGCCACTCACACTCTTACACTCGTTACAGATTCTTCATTCTCTGCCGCTCTTACATCGTCGAACGTAACACGTCGCCAGATTATCCCGAACGGCATGGCAACACTAAGCGGCTATTCAGCTGCGACTCTCTACGTCGGAAACGCGTCGATCGAGTCCGCTATCTACGCCGTATCTATCGAAGTCTTCCAATCTCGCACAGCTGCGGGCGGTCAGATCGAAGGCGTCGACTTCGCCAGTTCGCCCTACAGAATGGGCCGCAGTCTCCAGAATCGTGTAATCGGCCTCTTAGGTAATTACATAGATGTCGACGTAATGATCGGCGGCTAACGTGCCAGCTTCTTCTATTCTTACGAGCGTCCGTACTCCGCTAAAAACAGCGATCCAAGGAGTAGCGGCTAACACTTACGACTCAGTTCCAGAAGCTCCGATCGTGCCATTTGCGGCAGTCGTTCCAAACGTCCCTTATTTACAGCCTGTTTTATTAGGTAAAGCGAACGTAAAACTAAAAGTAAATCTAATCATGACCGTAGGCGTCGCGATCTATGACAATCAGAGCGCGCTCGATAACATCGAGAAGCTGGTTATTAGCATTCTGGCGGCTATTCCGTCAGGGTATGAAGTCGGAGACGTATCGAATCCGATTCCGTTAAACATAGGCGCGTCAGAGATTCTCGCTTGCGAGATTCAGCTTTCGACCTACTACACACAAACTAACTAAGGAGAAACAATGGCCACGACCGTCATTACTGGACGCGATCTCGCTATGACGATCGCGACTAAGAACTACGACGAGCAAGCGACAAGCGCGACGCTTTCAGCGGACGTCACTATCGAAACTTACGACACACTTTACTCGAAGGCTTACAAGTCGATCGATTCACAGTGGACATTCGATGTCGAGATGCTCGCAGACTGGGGCGCAGCGGATTCACTCTGCGAAGCTCTATGGACAGCCGCAGAGACAGCACCAAACACAGCTTTAACAGTATCGCTTACAGCTGTTACAGGGGCAGTCTTTAGCTTCCAAGTTCTGCCACTATTTCCAAGCGTGGGCGGATCATCGCCAGACGCTCAAACTGTTAGCATGAGCTTTACAGTTATCGGAACACCTACAGAGACATTCAGCTAAAAAACAGAATCGGGAGCAATCAATGAAGCTAGAACTCGAAGTCACTTACTTAAACGGAGAGGTCGCTACATTCGTAGCGGCTAATCCAGAGTGGGTTAAGTGGGAGCGGAAGTTTAATACGACCGTAAACGAAGCAGATTCTAAACTCGGACTCGAAGGGCTTAACTTCTTGGCTTATAACGCTATGAAGCGCGAAGCAGCGGGAAATCCCGTTAAGCCTTTCGAGATCTGGGTGGAGACTGTCGAAAGTATTACAAGTAAGAAGACAGACCCAAAAGCTGGCCCGTCGGAAGCTTAAATCGCACACTTATAGAAGTAGCGATCGCGACTCGTATTCCGATGAGCGAGTGGAAGACGGTGGAAGATTTACTTACAGCTATAGAGATCTTGGAGAGGCAGAATGGCAAGTAAGAAGGGCGTCTACTCGATAGAGGTCGAGCCAGCCGCGCTTAAAAACTTGATCCAGACGCTTAATCTTCTTGATAAAGAAACACAGAATCAGATTCGCGACGCAGCTCTTCCACTGTCGAAGCGTCTGGCTGGCCAGCTTATGATGAGCGCACAAGGCGCGCCAGCTCCACAGACTAAGCTCGTAGCTCAGACGATTACAGCGAAGCGCGATCGTCTTATTCGCGTAGACATCGGCGGCCCTAAGAAGGTCGGTCGTAAGTACGGCGGCGAGACATCGAAGAGCGGTAAAGGCCGAGTACGCCAGAACGCAGCTTCAGCGGGCGCGCTTCTGTGGGGAACGGAGTACGGCGGCGGACGCGGTACGGATTCACTGGGTCGCGCATACACAGACAGATTTAAGGCTCCGCGTAACAAGCGCGGCTACTGGATCGCTCCAGCTGTTGACTATTACACGCCTATCGTCGCGAAAGAATACATAGATCTCATTCAGGGCGTAATCAAGAAAGTAGGTCTCGACTAATGGCTGGCATTCCAAAAGTAAAGATAACTTTCGACGCAGATTTCGACGAATTAAAAAAAGGCGTAAAAGGCGCACAGAATGAAGTCGAAGGCTTTTCCAGCAAGATCGGCAAGTTCGGAAAGGTAGCCGCCGCAGCTTTCGCAGCTGCAACAGTGGCAGCCGCGGCCTATGCTGGAAAACTTCTTATCGATGGAGTTAAGTCAGCTATCGCAGACGAAGCAGCCCAAGCGAAGCTAGCTACTACTTTACAGAACGTTACTGGCGCTACGAATGCCCAGATCGCAGCTGTAGAAGAGCAGATAACTAAGACATCGCTTCTCACTGGTATTACAGACGACGAGCTTCGTCCATCAATGGACCGACTTTTACGCGCGACTAAAGACGTGGATAAGGCGCAACAGCTACAAGCTATCGCGATCGATGTCGCCGCTGGAAGTGGAAAGTCACTCGAAGCAGTTACGAACGCCATGGCCAAGGCCGCCGAAGGTAATACGGCAGCTCTGGGAAGATTAGGCATAGGATTATCGTCTGCTCAGCTTAAAACTATGTCGATGGAACAGATTACGGCTTCTCTAGCTAAGACTTTTGAGGGTCAAGCTTCTAAGCAAGCGGACACGTTCCAAGGCAAGATGCAGCGTCTTAGCGTTGCATTCGATGAAGCTAAAGAGACCGTAGGTTCTTACGTTTTAGATGCGCTCACTCCGCTTTTATCTGGGTTCGTCGATAAGGGAATCCCAGCGATCCAGAACTTCGCCGCTGGGTTATCGACCACTCTCGGGCCAGCATTTACATCTATCTTTAAGGTCGTTCGCGATGATCTCCTACCGATCATTAAAGCTGTATTTAACTTCTTAGCTAACGAGTTCATTCCAGCGTTAGGCGCGATCTTCGGGCCAGCTCTTCGAGGCTTGGCGAATGCTTTTAACATTATTAAGAACGCTGTAGCTTCTAACTCAGACGAACTCGCTCCGCTTTTAGCACTCTTTAAGGCTGTCTGGACATTTACTAAAGATAACCTAGCTCCGATTCTGGGTGGCGCTTTTAAGGTCGCACTCGAAGGAATCGCGACTCTCATCGGTGGACTTGTTACAGCTTTCGGAAAGTTCGTACAGCTCCTAACTGGAATCTATAACGGCGCGAAAAAGGTTATCGATTTAATTAAGGATAATCCGATCACAAACCTATTCGATGGCGGAGCTAAGGGACTTAAAGCTTCCGTACCATTCCCAGAAGAGATCGGCGGTGGAGTTACTGTAGAAACTGGCTTCGGCGGTGGCGGTGGAACGTTCGCTCCTAACGCGGGATCGCCTACTTTTACAGGCGCGCCGTTATCTGCTTATTCTCCAGCGATGCAAGCTGCAATCTTACGACGTGAAGAATTAAAGGCAGAAACAGCCAGACTTCGAGCGCAACGCGAAGAAAACGCAGCCGCTCGGGTAACTGTAAACATGGGTGTAGTCGGAGATCCAGAATCGGCAGCTCGTACAA